CGAGGCGATGGAGCAGATGCGCGCCGACGCGCGGACGGCGCGCGACATGGGCGGTCAGGACCTCAAGGACTTCCTCGTGAAGGCCGTGAACGTGTGGGTGGACGAGACCGACGACACCTTCGTGAGCCCGAGGGACTGGGCCGCGTGCGGCGTCAGGTACGGGGTCGAGGCATTCGACGGCTGCGAGTGCTGGGTCGGGCTCGACCTGTCGAGCGGCGGGGACCTCACGACCATGGCCGTCGAGTTCGAGACGCCCGACGGCGGGTCCTACGCGTGGTCCCACAGCTTCATGCCGCGCGGCAGGCTCTCCGAGCACATGCAGACCGACCTCGCGCCGTACGACCTGTGGGAGCAGGAGGGCCTGATCACGGTGACGGGCGGCGCCGGCGACTTCAAGAACGACTACGGGTTCATCGTGGCGCGGCTGCGCGCCCTCGTCGATGACCACGGCCTGCGCGTCCGCGCGATCGGCATCGACCCGCACAACGCCGACGGCGTCCTTGGGCAGCTCGAGGCGTTCGGGGCGCCGGTCGTCATCGTGAAGCAGAGCTGCCAGAGCCTCAACGACGCGACGGTCGACATCCAGCTGCTCACGCGCGGCGGCAAGTACCTCCACGACGCGCGCAACGAGCTCATGACGTGGAGCTTCGTGAACGCCCGCACGGTCATGAACAGCTTCGAGGAGGTCAAGGTCGACAAGCGCCCGCGCGCCCGCACCAGGCGCATCGACCCGGTCGACGCCTGCGTCGACGCGCACGCCGTGCGCATGAGGGTGGCGGCGGAGCAGGAGGCCGACCTCTCGGCGGCCATGGACGACTACCTGGACATGATGGGATGGTGAGCATGGGGAGGCTCCGCAGGGCGTGGGGCGAGCTCACGCGAAAGGGCGCGGCCACGCGCACGCAGGAGTGGCGCACGCTCTCCGAGTGGCTCGGCATCGACCCAGACACGGCCGACGACGAGCGCTCCGAGGCCACGTACTTCGCGTGCCTGAAGGTCCTCAGCGAGTCAATGGCCAAGATGCCGTGCAAGCTCATGAGCCGCACGGACGCGCATGGCGTGAGGGCCGAGCGCGAGCACCCGCTCTACGGCGTCGTCGAGTCGCGCCCGAACCGGTTCATGGGCGCCGTGACGTTCTGGAGCGCGATCGAGCAGAACCGCAACCAGTTCGGCAACGCCTTCGCGCTCATCACCGGCTCGGGGGGCGCCCGCAGGCTCTGGGTGCTGCCGAGCAGCGACGTCCAGATCTGGTACGACAACGCAAGGCGCATCGACGAGGTCGCCGACGTCTGGTACATGTGGAGCACGGGCGCCGGCGTCGTGCCGCTGCGGTCGAGCGAGGTCCTGCACTTCAGGACGTCGAACACCCTCGACGGCATCACCGGGGTCTCGGTCGCCGACCAGCTGCGCGGCACGATCAGCGGCAACGTCAAGGGCCAGCGGATGGTCGACCGCCTCTACGACTCGGACATGTCGAGCAAGGCCGTCGTGCAGCTCACCGGCGACCTGTCGGAGGCGAACGCGAAGAAGTTCATGAAGGGCCTCGAGCGCTACATGTCGGGCGAGCTCCGCGAGGAGGGCATCGAGCACCTCATCCCGCTGCCCGTCGGCGCGACCCTCACGCCGCTGTCGATGAAGCTGGCAGACTCGCAGTTCGTCGACCTGCGCAAGTACACCGCCGTGCAGATCGCGAGCGCCTTCGGGATCAAGCCCTACCAGATCGGCGACTACGGCAAGGAGTCGTACTCGTCGCAGAGCGCCCAGCAGCTCTCCTTCTACGTCGACACGCTGCTCTACATCGTGCGCCAGTACGAGCAGGAGCTGACCTACAAGCTGCTCACGGACGAGGAGCGGGCCCGCGGCCTTTTCTTCAAGTACAACGTCGCGAGCATGCTGCGCGCGGACCAGGCGACGCAGATCCAGACGCTCTCCACGGGCGTCTCGAACTTCATCTACACCCCCAACGAGGCGCGGGCGCTGCTCGACCTCGAGAGCAAGCCGGGCGGCGACGAGCTGCTCGGCAACGGGGCCGCCATCCCCGTCGGGATGGCGGGCGCACAGTACGCACGCGACGCACGCGAGGGAGGTGAATCGGATGAATGACACGACAATGCCGCGGCTCGTGACGAAGGCCGCCGGCATCGGCGGCGCGCAGCTTGGCGAGGCGGACATGGCCGCGATCAACGCCCTCGCGCTGACGCCGCTCGACCCCTCGCAGGTGTTCGCCTTCAAGGTGATGGCCGCGGACAACGAGGCCGACGACCGCAACTTCGCGCCGTTCGACCGCGCGGCGCTGGACGACCTCGCCGCGCTCTACCCCGGCAGGCCGCTCATCAAGGACCACGAGCGCAGCGCCGACAACCAGGTGGGGCGCGTGTACGCCGCCGAGGTCATCGAGGACGCGGGCCGCACGACCTACGCGGGCGAGCCGCACGCCGAGCTGGTGCTCAGGGCCTACATGCTGCGCACCGCGTCCAACGCCGACCTCATCGCAGAGATCGAGGGCGGCGTGAAGCGCGAGGCGTCCACGAGCTGCTCGCCGGCGCACGCGTACTGCAGCGTCTGCGGGGCCGACAACGTCGACGAGTGGTGCCCGCACGTCCCCGGCGAGACGTACGACACCGACGAGGGCGAGAAGGCGTGCCTCATGCGCCTGAGCGGCGCCACGGACGCCTACGAGCTGTCTCTGGTCGCCGTGCCGTCCCAGCCCAGGGCAGGCGTCACCAAGTCGGCCTTCGCCAAGCCGCCGAGGCCGCAGGTGGCCCAGGACGAGGCCGCCCGCGTCGTGGCGCTGCTCGCGAGCATCGAGCTGGAGGCCGCGCGGGCACTGTAACGCGACAACTAAAAGATAGGAGAGCACATGAACCGCATCCAGGAGATCAAGGAGGCGATCGCCTCCAAGGCAGCCATGGCCAAGGCCTTCGTCACCGACGAGGCCAACAAGGACGTCGACAAGGCGCAGGCCCTGCTCGGCGAGATCGAGGGCCTGAACAAGGAGCTCGCCGTGCTCGAGGCGATCGACGCGCGCGAGCGCGACGAGGCGGCGAAGGCGTTCGCGTCCGAGCCCGCGGCTGCGAAGGCGCCCGACGCCGTCGCCGAGTTCGCCAAGGCCGCCCGCGCGGGCTTCCGCGTCGCCTCCAAGGCCGCGCAGACCGAGGGCGTGGGGGCCGACGGCGGCTACGCGGTCCCCAAGGACATCCAGGCGAGGGTGAACGAGCGCCGCGACGCGGAGTTCTCGCTGCGAGACCTCGTGCGCGTCGAGCCGACGCGCTTCATGAGCGGCTCGCGAACGTTCCTGAAGCGCTCCGCGAAGAAGGGCTTCGCCAAGGTCGGCGAGGGCGCCAAGATCGGCCAGACGGAGGCGATGGCCTTCGAGAAGGTCGACTACGCGATCGCGAAGTACGCGGGCTACATGCCGGTGACCGACGAGCTGCTCGCCGACGCGGACGCCACGCTGGTCGCCGCGATCACCGACTGGCTCGGCGACGAGGCGCGCGCGACCGACAACGCGAACATCCTCGCGGCGATCGGGACCCCCGGCGTCGACCTCAAGGGCTACGACGGCATCAAGAAGGCCATCAACGTCACCCTCGGCCAGGCCTTCGCCCCCACGGCGCACGTCGTGACCAACGACGACGGCCTGCAGTGGCTCGACACGCTCAAGGACAAGCAGGGGCGCTACCTGCTCTCCCCCGACCCCGCGAACCCCATGCAGATGCGCCTCGCGATCGGCGCGCGCATGGTGCCCGTCGACGTCGTCCCCAACTCCGTCCTGGCGACGAGCGAGACCAAGGTCCCGTTCATCGTCGGCGACCTCGAGGCGGGCGTGTGCCTGTTCGACCGCCAGGCGCTCTCCATCAAGGTGAGCGACACGGCGTCCGTGACCGACTTCAACGCCTTCGAGCAGGACATGAGCCTCTACCGCGGCATCATCCGCGAGGACGTCAGGGTCATCGACGCCGCCGCGTACGTCGCCGGGTACGTGACCGTGGCGGGGGAATAGCGCCCGCCACGCAGCCAGCGCCGGCCAAGGCCGCCCCGCCTGACGGACGGGGGACCGCGGCCGGCGCGACGTCCGACGGGCTCGACGCGATGACCAAGGCGCAGCTGCTTGAGGTCGCGTCGGGCCTCGGCGTGAGCGGAGTGAGCAGTCGGACGACGAACGCGGGGATCGTCTCCGCGATCAGGGCGGCGACGGGGGGCGACGGGTGATGGCGGTCGGCGTAGAGGACCTCCTGCAGTACCTGGGCGTCGACTGGGCCGACGAGGCCGTCACGGCGAACGCGAGGCGATGCCTCGCCGCCGCGGACGCCTACGTGTCGGGCGCGATCGGCGCCCAGGTCGACCGCGACGACGCGCGCTGCGAGCACGTCACGCTCGCCGTCGCGGCGGACATGTACGACAACCGCCAGCTCATGACGGAGTCTGGCGGCAGCAAGGTCTCCGGCGCCATGCGCTCGCTCGTGCGCGACCTCTCCCTGCAGCTGCGCGTCGAGTCGGGCGGGTGATCGGCGTGGTGTACGACAGGCCGATCACGATCCAGCGCGTCGACGAGGGCACCGAGAGGTGGTCGGACTACGCGCGCCTGCACGCCCGCGTCAACAAGTCGCAGGGCAGCGAGTACACCGAGGCGTCGGCGACGCGCAGCGTGCAGGCGCTGTCGTTCCGCGTCAGGTGGGACCCGCGCATGAAGGCGATCGAGCGCAACACCCAGTCGTTCCGCGTCGTGTACGACGGGTGTCTCTACAACATCAGGGACACCGACGACTACATGCAGCGCCACCGCGAGTTCGAGATGGAGGCGGTCAGCTACGGCAGGGTCGATTAGCCCGACGAGGCTCGGCGAGGCGGTGCGCGGGATCCTCGACGACTACCGCGCCGACGTCGTCGCCAGGCTCGACGAGTGCACGGACCGCGCGGCCGACGAGCTCGTGCGCATCACGAGGGAGACGGCGCCCAGGCGCACCGGGCGCTACCGGCGCCACATCGCGCAGAAGACGACGTCGCGCGCCGTGACGGGCAAGACGGACACGTGGTACGTGTCGGGGCCGCACTACCGCCTCACGCACCTCCTGGAGGACGGCCACGACGTGCGCAACGAGAAGGGCGGCCCCGTCTACGGCAGGACGCGCGCGTTCGGCTTCCTCTCGAAGGCCGTCGACCAGGTCGGGCGCGACTACGAGAGGGACGTGAGGAGGGCGATCGATGGCGTCTGAGCACGAGGAGGCGTTGTCGGGCCTCGGCGTGCCGTGCGTGCACGGGCGGCAGGCGACGAACCCAAGGGGCGCGTTCGTCGCCTGGCTCGACGACGTGCGGACGACATGCGGCGACGGCGTCGTGGCGACGAGGCGCCACGCCGTGACGGCGTTCCTCGTCACGAGGTCGTCGCGCGAGACCGACGAGCTGTGCGAGGCACTGGAGGGCGCGCTCGACGAGCGCGCGTGGGAGTGGGAGCGCGCCGACCGCCAGTGGTTCGACGACGAGCAGTCCTACCAGACGACGTACTCGTTCGAGTACGCGGAGAAGCTACGGATCGGATAGGAGGGCCACCATGGCCAAGAAGGAAAGCATCGTGCTCGGCTCTGGCAACATCTACATCAAGGAGTACTCCGGCGAGCTGCCGGAGATCGACGCGATCTGCGTGGAGGAGAACCGCCTCGGCCACGTCAGCGGCGGCGCCACGCTCACCTACGAGCCGAGCTACTACGAGGCCAAGGACGACATGGGCCGCGTGAAGAAGTCCATCATCACCGAGGAGAAGGCGACCCTCAAGAGCGGCATCATCACCTTCAGCGCCGCCACGCTCAACAGGCTCGTCGACACGGGCCGCGTCACCGAGGACAGCGCCAAGAAGCGCCGCACCATCAAGATCGGCGGCATCTCCAACGCGACGAACAAGTCCTACGCGATCTGCTTCCACCACCCCGACAAGGTGGACGGCGACGTGTGGGTCGAGGTCGTCGGCCGCAACCAGGCCGGCTTCGAGCTGTCCTTCACCAAGGACAAGGAGACGGTCATCGACGCCGAGTTCACCTGCGAGCCCAGCGACGCCGAGGGGACGCTCATCAACTA